CTCAAACGAGACACGGTCGGATGCATCGCTCAAATCGAGCGTTGCGGTACGGTGATCAACCGATCCCTGGCGGGCCAAGAGCTGATTAGGCTCCTGGTCCGAAAATCCGATCAACTTCTTTAGGAGTCTATCCCTATCGAAGTTCTCGAGAAAACTACCATAGACTGCCTGCTGCATGAACTGCATGCAGGTAGGCTCCATGGCAATCACTCGGGGTGTCTTGAGCGTCTTAGGAACGAGAATAACCCTAACGGGTTGTTCCGCTCCGGGTTCGAGGATGTCCACAGTATCCAAAACTGACAAAAAATGCCAGTTTGGGATAAGGTAGCTTCGAGAAGGAAAAACCTCCTCTAGCCGCCTAGTCCAGACTCGCTGATTATACTTCCGGTTTCCCGAAAGTTTATCAGCTGTAGATCCTGGACCATGCTTTGGAACCAGACGAACGTGATAAACATCTCTGTTCATCCGTTCGAACAACTGGCCATAAAGCAACTCAGACATTACACGGAACTCCTCGAGATCACTCTCAAGGCGCTCCGAGTCTGAGCGACGGACATCCTGCTCACACTCGATATAACCGCGTATCGCTGCAGTCTGGCGTGCTGGTGAGCACTCCAACTGCATCTTACCAAACATCAGTGTTAACTGACGAATGGAAAAGATAGCATCGATGCACGGTTTGTCGAGCAACAAACCACTGCTCCGGTCGAACACACGGTTGAAGAAACCTCCTAAGAAAAGGGGGAAACTTCCACTTCGTCCCATGCGGAACGAGGTGTGGATTCCGGCCCGGCCCTGGTCAAGCCATCTCTCGAAGGCTTTCCCAAGATCGGGCAGGGTTATCGTTAAAAACGACAACCCCTCATGTTCGACACGCCGTCTGACGGTATTAATGTCAGACGTGGCGCTAGTGCGACACCAGCTAGCGGATTCCTCCGCTAGCAGGGACCAGAGTGACGTAAGGCTTTTCACTGACCCCCCGGATATACCGGAGGTAGCCAGATCCATAGCTTACGTTACTACCGGTTAGCTGGCTAGGACAAGCTTTCGCAAGTCCTCCGGCAGCGTCTGCAACAACTCCGTGAATGATACGAGGCACTCATCCAAGAAGTCCTGGAACCAGATCTCGCGATCCGGCTCTATGGCCTCATGGATGTTTATGCCATCGATCATGTAACGGAACTTCGAGACATTCCACCTTGCGTTTTCGGCGTTAGCCAATCGGCAAAGGTAGAATGCTTGTCGGAGTGACCGAGGTAGGTATTCCTTACGGAATACCTCCAGATCCTCCCGGAACGGTTTTGCCATTACTGGTAATGCCTTTCTCGGGGAGATCTCCCCGATCGTTGTTAAAAGATGCTGCCACCTGCTAACCACCATGGAGTGATACCCCAAGGGGTACGGAGATACCTTACGGCGAAATCAACGACCGTTATAGCCCGAACAACCGTTCGAGTAAAGACGTGTCAAAGATCTCCCGCAAAGAGAGGTGAACCATATCGAACACGACGACCACAAGAAGGACGGTCTTATAACCGACCCTCAAATGGACATCGAGCTCGTTGTGCTCATCCCCTCTACGCGGATCTCCAGAACGAACGACTCGGTACCAAGGCCTGCTCCCTTCCGGGTGCGGGTCCTGGACATCCGAATCGTCGTCCCCACCGCTACGACTCACCACCAAGAACTTTGGTGATGACCGCATTGGAAGAGGCTGTGAGCTGGGCATTGAAGCCCACCCACACAGCCAATGCCTCGGCCGACGTATAGCCCGCGGGCGGAAGGTCGAATACGGTGTAAACCGACATTCCGACCTTCACGTTTTCCGTGGGCTTGTACACGTCCGAGGACAACTTCCCATGGTCGATCCGGATCAGTCTCCTCGTCCGCTTCCCAACGGAATGCGAAACGAGAAGCTTGATCAAGCCGTCGCCACTCGTATACTCCGACTCATCCTTGTCCACGCTTGTGCGTGGCAGAGGGGTGGTCGCAGCAGAGATGGTAACGGTTTGTGGATCGGCTAGTGACATAAGCATCACTCCTAGGGCCCGGTTCTCGGACCCAAGTTGGCGTTTAAACGCGAGCGACACACTCGTGACTAACGTCGGCGAATACCCAACGCAGCCAAGATGGCCTGCTGGCGGTCGGTAAGACCACCAAGTGTCAAGCCGAACCCAAAAGGTGATGCTCCAACTCTCATCTTCGTTTCCGAGATGAATGAGATGGACGCCACTTGGGGGTTGCCAATAAGGCCACTCCCTTGCGGCATGGAATGAGTATCTTTGACGAAGCTATGCTCCATCATATACCCATATCGCATCACTAGGCCATCGGTTGCGAGGCTGGATAGGTTTTTTACAACCGCACCAGCACTCGAGAACCAATCAGCGGCCCAACTCCAAGGAGCCAGTTCCCAGGCGAGTTCAGGAGTCAACTCTGTCCCCCACTTTTTATTGCGGAGGACATCGTTCCTTTCATACAAACCGATCGCTTTCGCGTCCGGTATATGATAGGTAAAGGCTCCTGAAAACCACCTACGGCGCACCGTCTCACGGATGCGCATAACTGGTCGTCCGGCAATACCTTGTTCGGTCAAATACCCAGACACAGACGGGCGATAGCTCGCATGTGAACTAGGGTTAGTGACCAGAACTTCGGTGTTGCTCTCTGTTGGGAAATTAAACCTCCTGCGGACCACTTTACCAGAATCACGGATATACTGCTTTACAGCAGCTTCTCCATGATCGATGGCCGACATAATATCGGCCATATCATTGGCAAGTGGCTTCCAACCAAACTCGAAAGCCAGATACTCGTCAGAGCCCCTTTTACGGAGCACTTCGGATGTCTGACCTTTCCAAACGGCTGAGTTTGCAAGACGGGGTAAACCGTCAGAAACAAGCTCGCCCAGCATGGTTGAAAGATCCGCGACATGATTAGTAGGGTTGCAGGCAGCGATAGCCTTAGCACCCCATGCCATCAATTCGGAATTACCCGAATTAATGTATGGGGGCCAAGGCGAACCGCCAGTGCCTACCGGCAGCATGACGCCATCATATTGATAGCGAACATTCGGCCGTTCATCAAGCAGATGCACTTCCGTCGGTTGTCCAACGGCGTAGCGCCTCTGCGAGAAGAAAGCCCCACCAGTGTCTCCTGTGGGATGTGAATCCCTCCAGGAAGGATGGTTCTCCGACTCAGTCATCTGAGTCCCAGTCCACGTGGTGATCGTTGCAACATCCTTAACCGGTGTTTGTTCTATCCACCGGTAAGGAGGTGCAGGATACACCGCCGAACGGAGAATCCCTCCCTCTTTATGAGTGAAGGGTAAACTTCGTCGTTTAATGGACAAAGGGCAACAGAGCTCCTTTAGGTCCCTCGGGGTTTATTCCCCGAGATACCAACCAACACCGGTTTGAGAACCGACATAGGTTGGTAATGTGTTGCACTGCGCCGGACCGGCCCTCG